TTATTCCAAGGACTTGACCACCCTGTTTTGTTCTTTCTTTCTCTAACATGTTTTGGTAGCATATCCCCAAGAACTTCTCGTAATAAATATTTATAAGTACCTTTTTGCCAGCCAGGATGTTGTTTAAATTTTTCGACTCCACTATGCTGAAATATATATTGAACATAATTTTGAGATAAAAATACTGGTCTTGATTCCATTCCAAACATACCACAAGTTTGGTCTGTGGTTAATATGTTCTGTTCAGAAGTACCTAATAAATCAATAAACAATCCATTATTCCATGAATCTGTTTTGGAAAACACACCACTAGGGAACCAGTCATATTTTTTTACTCTTTTTACACTTTCGTTGTCGTAGCCTGGATCGAATCTCTTATGATGATGTATATAACCTGTATAAAGTTCATCAGCACTATCTCCTGTAAGTATTACTTTACAACCATCTCTACTAGCTGCCTGACATAATTTATATCTAGGGGCTTGTCTGTTTCTATCTACCCAAGTATAGTGTGTGTTTGCTATCCAAGACTTACCAAGATGACCCACTTCTAGTTGATGTAGTTGTACAAGTTTATAAGGTACTCCCCACTCTTTACAGGTCTTTACAGCCATTCTTGACTCTTTTCTAAACCCGTCTTGATCGTTTATAGAACCCTTGCTTTCATCATATTCTAATATGTATGCAGTTAAATCAATATTCATATCTTTCACTACAGAAAGCGCAAAGGTACTATCTAATCCTCCACTAAGAAATATTCCTGTTTTTTGTTTATTCTTAGCAACTTTTTGTATAGAGCTTATAGTTTTTTCTCTAAATACTTTCAAGTCAAACTTCTTAGACCTTATTTGATAATCTTGCCATAAATTTTTTCTAGAAAGGTTCATTGTTTTTAAATCAACCGTTACTATTTCACCAGGACCTACTTTAGCAATATTATGATAAGGAGTACGGTTGCCTACCCAAAGAGGATTAAACATAAAGTCTTTATCTTGCTTCTTGTCTCTTTTCTTTATTATAAAACTTTTAAGACTTGTTGAAGCTGCAAAACTTTTTCCTTTTCTATAGAACCATAAAGGTTTTGATCCAAATTGATCTCTTACTAGGGTTAGTGTTTGCTTTTTAGGGTTATATATAGCTATACTACCGTGCCAATTAGTATACTGCAAAAAAGCTAAGCCATACGTTTCATACCCATTAGCTAAGAATTGTGTATCATTTGGTTTTATTGAGTCGTACATTTCACCATTGAATACTATTATATTTCCTTTTTTTGTTACTAAAGGCTGTGCTTGAGCTTCCCCACTAATATCTAGTAGAGCGTGTCCCATTGCGATTTTGTCATCCGCCCAGAACCCTACAGAGTCTGGTCCACGAAATCTTTGTTTCTCTAACATGGTTACTACCATATTTTTATTTTGTGTTACTACGAATCCGCACATTATACTTCTCTGAACTCCCCTCTATTGAATATACTCATATCTTTTTTTATTTTGTGGCAATCAAATGCTAAACTGATTCTGTATTTTTTACTTGTATTTGGTTTTACTTCATGAAATAACTTACAACCAAACCATTGTAAGTCTCCGGGGGTACTAGGAACGTTTCCTATCCAATCGTACTCTGTACCTATACTTTCCTCCCCTGAGATGAATAAGTTACCACATTTAAAAGAACCTTCTTTAGTTGTACAGTGTTTGTGTCTTGGAACTCCTTCTCCTTCTCGCAATAAATTAGCCCAGCACTGTACTACATGGGGTGTTTCTAAAATATATTTTAGTTTAGGTACTAAGAAATCGAAGTCATCTAGCCAGTTATAAGCTGCAAATTTATTAGTGAGTCCTGTAAACCCGTTTTTCCATGGAGTAGGTAAACTAAGAACATATTTTTCTTTGGCTATTACTGTTTGTTCTATTTCTTTTATTTCTTCAGGAGTAATCCAATTACTGTATGTTATCACTTCTTCTCCTTTAACCACATTACAAAACTTAATTTTCTACCTTCTACTAAATCAGATACTCTATGCATCATAGTAGACCTGTAAAATATAGCATCTCCTTTTTTTAAATCTAAAATAGGATTTGCTTTTAATTCAAAGTTTGCTCCTTCATACTCCCAGGGCTCTGATAAATTAATAGATACAGAAACATCAGATATACTAGGTTCCGCATGCCACTCTAGCCCCTGTCCCGGAGTACTGTACTCCATAATATGTGCGTAAATTTGCGGTGCTTTAGGAAACTTAAGATCTAAATTATAGTATTCATTTGCCATATTTCTTAAAGGTCTTAGGTGTTTAGTCATACCTCTTATGGTATAATATATTCTATTCACCATATGTATGTCTCTTTTATTTTTTGTTTTTAAACCTACTTCTAATGTAGGATTAGCATCAAATATTCTTGTGAAAGCAGCGTAATCTTCACACTCATGGGAAGATAAAAAGTTTTTTACTATAAAGTAATCTTGTTTTTTCATTTCTTTTTCCTGTTCTCAAACCAAACTCCAGTCACGAATATTAATACCCATGGCCATAAGTTAATGAACCATGTGTTATTTAAAATTGATTCTATCATTTCTTTTTCCTAAATTGTTTGTTGGCATTACGCTGGAAACTCCACTCAAAGAATTTACTAATTGCGTTGCTTATCATTTCTTGTAATTTAAACATCTTTCATAGTCCTACTTGCTTGACTTTGTATAATAATCGGGTCTAAAGTGAGAAAGGGAGCATGGTATTTTTCTATATAGTTCCACTCTGCTGATAGAATATTAAATTTATAATCTTTAAGTTTGTTTAGTACTTCCCCTAGTGTTACTTGGTCCCAAATCATGGAGTCTTCCTTTTGGTGTTCTTCCCATTGCTTAACTAAATCTAAATTATTTAAATTATATGGTATGTAAATAGTAGCTGAAATAAGTTCGTTTACTTTTTTACCTTCGTGTTTCCATCGAAGAAGGTAAAACATCATAGTATCTCCAAATAACTCATGTAAGGGAAGTTCTCTTAATATCATAGCATCCGCGTCTAAATAAAGTATATCGTCTTCATACTCTTGCATAGCTTTAAAAATTACCTCAGGCTTTTGGGCACAATTCTTTTCCCAACAACCTCTATCTTCAACTTCATATATAGTATAATCATACCCAAATTTTTCAATACTAGCTGTAAGGTTTTTAACTATATGCGAATAACTTGGAGTATAAAAAGCTACTATTCTCATTATTCGCCCTCTATCTTATGCCAACTATTTATTGTTTCTACATCAATATCATCCCATCTTTGAAATTCTACATCATAGGCTAGGCATTTATCCATTTGATTTGCACTCTGTTTAAAAGTTAACCCCTTTCCATCTGGTATATACATAGGACACGTTGTTAACTCTCTTTCTTTCAATTCTCCACTAAGTAAACTTGTATAGTTCACTAGGCAAATGCTGTCCTCTAAAGATCTCATTAGTTCCTCTACGTCAGCTCTATCCATTATCTTCTCCTATATCTGGCATATTATCGCCATATCTTTCTCTGCATTCTTCTTCAAATTCTGAATCAAAATATGTAGAGTGTTCTGTTATTGTTTCTTTCTTCTTTTTGCTAAATATCTTATCCCAATTATCTCTGTAAGCTTCTTCATTTCCGCCTCTGCGTTTAGAACCTTTACTCACAGTGCTCTATACCATGATAAGTTTTGTAGCATTTAACCTCTACAATTGTGTCTACCCCCGCATCCCAATGTCTTATTACATTTGCTATAATAAAGCAACAAGTAATAAGGTTAAGTAAGATAATACAACTACGCATAATAGCGACAACATCAGCTTCTCTATCGTATCCAACTTTTTCTCCTAGGGACTTTGCCCATAATCTCCATAAATTCATTATACCTTTCTCCAAGTATCTTTTTTCTTTTCTTCACAATACTCCCAAATTTTCCATGGAAGCCCCGATAAATGCAACACTCCTGCCCAGCTACAGTTAGAAGGGGGAGGTCTGCGTTCTTTAAATGGAAAAGGAATACCCTTTAACCATACAATAGTAGCAACATCTTTCAGTTGACGCTTTAATATCTTATGATAAATAAGCTTAGCATTTCTACTTTTTTCTTTTATTACAATATTTCCTTTACTATCTATAAAGGTTGTTCCTCTATGCTTTAACATACCGATTTCATCTTCAATCATATATCTTAAAGGATAGATACTTTTCATTGGCGTTTGTAATCTTCTAATCCCTAGCTCTTCGCCTTGCATGTTCTTGTCATCTAGTACTTGGTCATCTAACCAAAGTATGCCATCTAGTTCTTCTACATTATCACTATGTATTACATAAATTGGGTAATAAACTTTTTGCATGTATCCTCGTACGATGTATCAAATAACGATATTTTAAATAGTATTCTTTCTTTATCATTATTTTGTACCATATGTTCTGCTTGTGTATTTAAAATAGCACTTTTATACTTAAAATTTCCATTTCTAAAAGATACTTTAGCTGAATTATCATTTATAATCCAATTAAAAGCACACTTTGTACCCCAGTCTTTATGCCATTTTATTCTTGTGTTAGGAGCAATATAAACAAATTTCATGTTATACTTACCTTGTATATTTACTCCAAAGTGACTTTTTGCAATAGCAAGCAACTCTGGGTAGTTTATATGTGCAAAAGTATACCCCTCAACTCTTTCCTCTTTATTACCATGATGATAGAACTGTTTTCTAGTCTGCTGCATAGCTTTATCCATTAGCCATTCTTTATCAACATCCATTTCAAAAGGTAATATATTATTTCTTATTGCTTGAAATAATAATTCGTTTTGCCTACTATTTAATGTCATACATTTCCTTAAATCTTTCTCCATCAGGAATCATAACCCAGTTAGGTCTACCTGCATCATCTAGATAAGGCTCTTTAGTAATAAGTTTCCAACCTAAACGTATAACATGTTGTGCAAATCTTTCTTCCATAACTTCACACATTGTCATGTGACTTCCTGTATACTTCATAGCAGCAGCTATAGCATGTCTTTGTTCTTCTTTTGGATTTCTATAGCCGGGTACCCATGCTTGTCTACGCCATGCAGGGTAACTATAAGCTTCCCCATCATCACCATAGAAAGTTTTAAGAGTACAATACTGAGTTGCGCCCACCATTGCCTGAGGATGCATTCCCTGAACACTATCATAATGCATCAGATACCAGCCATTGTGGTCATAGTACTGTTCTAAATCTTGATAACAAGTTTCATTGTTTACTATAAAACCTTCAATTCTTAACTGTATTATTCTATATAATTCTTCTTTTGTTAGTTCTTCCCATGTTTTACTTACGCAAATTATGCTCATAGTTTAATCCTTCCTGTATTTTTAATCTTGCTTGTTTAGCTACTCTAACTGCAGAGCTCCATTCTGTACATTTACTACACTTTTTACATTGTTTATAATTATTTTCTTGTTTTATAGGAGAAACACAAGTCCAAATTTTCTTTACTAATTCTGGGTGCTCTTGCATAACTATACCTATAATTTCTGATTTAGTAAGATACTCTAATGGAAATAATGATATTGGCATATTTATAAAAGCATCCCACTTTACTCCATGCATATCATGTTGGTAACTCCATCTACTTGCAATTATTCTTTGTAGATATCGTATCTGTACTCTTTGTTGCATACTATCTTCTGCATTACCCCCATTTATAAGGTACTTAAATCTAAGACTAGGATTTCCTAAAACTAATTTAATTACATTTGTAAAAGCAAAGTCAGCAATTGGAACATTTAAATTATCCATTGGTATATCATTATATACTACTTTAAAGGGTATATTAAAATACTCCGCTATATCTTGTGTTGCTCTTGTCATTCCTTTCACAGCAGGGCTATCTCTATCTACAACTTCTGTAAATAAGAAAGGTTTATAACCTTTACCCACTGCCCAGGCAACAGCCGCAGCTGTTTCAATACCACCACCTGATGGCATTATACTATCAATACCCGAATTTTTCAAAGTCTCTTTCATAGTAATCTCTAACTAAAATTTTATTCTCTTTTGTCCATGCACCCTTCCAAGTAGGTAAGCTAGTGTTTTCATGTCTCTTTATAAGTCCTGCTGCTTCCCAGATAGTACCCTCTTCTAATTTATGTACTTCTACTTCTCCCCCTGCAACATAAAGGAACTGATGCTTTAATAAAAGACTTGCATCAAACATTGGGTTTACACATGTCAGCATTTGTATATACTGCTCAGGATTATCTAAAGATTTTGCCCAGTGTCCTTCTCTTAATGCATTAATTGCACGAGGCACCCACTTTATAAAAGAAGTGTCTACTAAATTTATACTAGAAAGATGTTTCCATATACTAGCGAATCTAGTAATAGGATTTCTTACTTGAGTAATAAACTTATAATCTCTATATACAGGGTAGTATTTATCATAGCTTGCATGCATATTATATAGTGTTTGACGGCTATTATCTCTGCCAATAACCCTATTTGTTTTAGCTTCTAATCCTGCACTCCATGATTTTTGTGCATATGTTAAACGTGAGATAGGTTTTTCCTTTTTGGCTAAAGTTTTCAGGTAAGCAGCTGACACACTAGTGCCTCCACATTTAGGTATATGTATAAAACAAATTCGTCTATCTTCAAATACCATAAAGCTTTTCAAACTTTCCTAAACTATAGTCATCTGCAACATCAAAGTCACATCCAACTGGGGAGCCTGGAATCATTAATCCTCTGTCTTTTTGAATACATAGTCTCAATTTGATACTATAATCTTCTACTAAATCTTCTCGTACTTCTGCTAGAACTGAATCATGAACAAGTGCAAATATCTTAGCATCCATTCCTGTCTCAACAATATGCTTTTGCATATCAATCGCACCTAATAAATTTATATCACTAGACACAGATTGAACGAGGGCATTTACACCACTACGAACTTCGTGAGATGCAATACCTTTATCTTTACTGAAAACATTTGGTAGTCTTCTCTTTCTTCCAAAATGAGAATAGACATAGCCATTGGCTTGAATAAAATCTTTAGTATCATCTAACCATTGTTTTAACTTAGGAAAAGCCTCGAAGTAATCATCAATAACTTCTTTCGCTTGACCTGGTGAGAAATATTCTCCACTATCCTTCGTAACCTGTTCACTAATTTTTTTCGGACCTGCTCCATACATAATACCAAAGGTAACGGCTTTTGCCTGTTGTCTTTTGGCAGGATAGAACTCTGCAACTTCTTCTACGTTTCCTGGTAGTCTGAATACTTGTTTAGCAATAGTACTGTGGAAATTACCACCTGACTTAAATACATTCTGTAACCCTAAATCTTTGGCAAGTATTGCAGCACAGTAAACCTCTGCTGTTGTTAGATCCATTGCAACTATCTTATACCCTGTTTTTGCTTTTATACAACCTTTTACAGTCGGATTATCTCTTGGAAGCTGTTGCATATTTAGTTTACCACTAGATGACAGCCTTCCGGATGTAGTTCCGTGTAGGTTAAAATTTGTACGAAGCCTTAAATCTCTATCTAAGTTAGGTATAATTTTATCAAGGTAAGTAGTTTTAATCTTAACTTTCTGTCTTATCTCAAGAATATGTTTAGGAACTTCGTGTTCTTCCGCAAGTTGTCCGAGAACTTCCGCGTCTGTGCTGTGAGCTCCAGTACCTGTTTTCTTACCCGTTGGGGTCAGATTTAAATAGTCAAATAGTAACTCTCTAAGTTGAACTGTTGAATTAGGGTTGAAGTCTGAGCCTTTAGCTGCTTCAAATGTTTTAATTTGGGGGAACTTATATAGTTCCGCTACTGCACTATCTATATCTTCTTGCATACGCTTTTGACCAAACTCTAGTCTAGTCTTATCGAAAGGCACACCATTGCTTTCTGCATCTTTTAAGAACCTTACTCCTTCAATAAGTAGATTCTGATATACCCAGTAAAGTTTACTGTTAGACTTAAGAGGTGCTTCAAACTTTTCAAATAATAGGAAAGTGACGATAGCATCCATTGCTGCATATGATTTCATAACTTCAAAAGGTATCAAGTCATAGCTAAAATCTCCTTTAAGTATTCCATGAGTTTTACAATAACTTTCTCTCCACTGATCTAATTCTTGTTCATAGTCTCCATAAGGAGTATGTTTTATTGCTAACTGTTTAAGACCATGCTTTCCAGGTTGTTCATCAAACATATAGTGCATCATCATTGTATCTTCAAATCTTGGAAACTTAAAGTTGAAATGGTACTCAAACCATTGTATATCAAACTTACTATTATGAAAGACTATTCTTTTAGTATCAAATATCTTTTGCATAAGTTGTTCGGCTTCTTCATCTATAGCTTCGCAATCTACATAGACTCCATGGTCAGGTTCATATGACATAGAGAACCCTAACATATACCCATCTCTACAATATAATGCAGATGTTTCACTATCTAGTGCGACATAATCTTTTGGGTCTGCTAGTGCTTTATTAAGATAAGTTATTAAGTCACTTGTTTCCGTAATTCCATAACATTTATCTTCACCTAATCTTTCTTGTTTTAATTCTCCGCTTACATACTTAGTTATACTCTCGATTGCACGCTCGAATTCTGTCTTTGCTTCTGGTTTGAACTTAATCATTGCGGGATTAATTAAACCTAAAAACTTAGAATCGCAAACTTTTCCATTGAACTCTGTTACCGATGTCTTTTTTGTATACATTTTGAAGGCTTCTGAACCTACAAGAATGAGCCAATCATACGCATCGATATCTATTTCTATATCTACATCTTTTTTTAAAACTTTTTTAACACTAGAATTTGAACATAGTGCATATCTATCTACCTCAAAATCGAAATATCTATCCCAGTTAGTTGATGATGCTTTTGTTTCTATTAATCCTATTTTCATTTTTCCTCTTTGTTCATGTAATTTGCTAGTTTTGTATCGCATTGTTTGTAGTTTCTATAGAAACCTTCTATCTCTTGCAACTCTATTTGTAATGTGTGCCACCAAGACTTATCCATTATAGTTTTCTCAGCAATTGCTTTCTTCTTATGTTGAATTAGTACTTTTATAGCTAATGGGTTCCATGTCTTTCCACCTTTCTCCCACAGGGAAGGTTTATAATAAGTAAGAGCATATTTTTGTTTTGCTTTTCTTATAGCGACAATACTTCTGCGAAGGTGTTCCGCACAAAATTCTATGTCCCAATCATTCGCGACACATATTTCGTAATCGTATTCTGTCCAGCGTTCGTTAGCACTGGTTATATTATTCACCATATAATTGTTTCTTTAATCTTTCTATCTGGTCACGGTTTAAGTTACCAGGGTCTGTGTTTAGGGGTAAAGTTACTACCCTTGCTGACATTTCTAAGGACTCGGCTAAACCTTTGGCTGCTTCTGCAGCTCTATTACCTGCCTCATCTCCATCAAACATGATGTCGACTCCTTGTACTCCCTGCATTTTTAGTAAGGATAATTTTACCCAGTTGACTTGTTGTGTGCCAAAACAGCAAACAGTATTCTTAAGACCTTTGTCCCATAAGTTTAAAGCATCGAATATGCCTTCTACTAGAATAACTCTGTTCTGTATAAGCTTAACCTTGGCAGGGCAAAAGGGCATTTCCGCCCCGCCAGGATAGATATAGTACTTTGATTGTCCCATACTAGCTTCACTGATTAATCTTCCGATTAAGGCAACAGTTTTTCCTGTGATGTTACGGATTGGAAAGATAATTCTGCCTTCAAACTTAGGAGTGTTCCAAGTAAACGCATCCCATATACCTAGAGTCTGCTCTGATATATTTCTAAGCGGTCCACCTGACCATCTTATTCTCTCTTTAGGTAATTGAATACCTACTGTTTGAGACTTAACTTTCGTTATTGCTTCACGAATACGATGAAGCCTTACTTCCAAAGGGCTAGAAGGGGCTCCATAGTATGTAAACAAATTTCCTTTAAAACCACAGGAAAAACAGTTGAATACTCCTGTCACTCTATCAATTCTCATTGACGGGTGGGAATCATCATGTTCTGGGTTTAAGCAGAGTACAGTAGCATCCTTACCACTTATTTGATAATTTACTCCTTTCTCTTGTAAAAGTTCTTCTGCTGTCATAATTATATATAGTATATCAAATTTTTAACCCGGTGTCAAGAATTATTTTTCGTTGTTTCACTTGTATTTTGGGTCATTTCTATCGTGTTTCCACTTTAAAGTATCCCCTATTCTTTCAAATTCTCTCATATCTACTCCGTCAGGGTCTACTTTATCTTCGTAGTACATGGATTTCCAAGCTAACTCTGCCATCTGGAACCAGACAGCTACTGCTTTATCCCTAAAATCTTCATCTCCCCATAGATAATATAAAAGCCACCACTCCTTATCGAAGCGGCATACTCTTATTTGTTGGTCGTGTATTTCCGGTAGGTCCACCGCGGCCCTCATTCTTTGAGAGCCTGCAATGGGGTACCAGTTGGGCATACACAGGATGGGAGATTTGACCCCGTGCTGCCGCAGACTGTTCGTTAATTTTTCATTGGGTGGAACATTAGCAATATTTTCTTTTACTTTGTCTTGTTCTAACATCCATCCAATAGTTCTCACATACCAAGTATGTGGAGGCAAAGGTATTAGTTCAGCAGTTTCTCTACTTACTCTATCATCCGCCATTATTCATCTCCTTGTATCTTTGTGTCCATTCATCTTCATAGATTTTTCTAAATTCTTCTAATGAAGGAATAGGTACGTGTTGTAGTTTGTGCACTTCTCTTATATGTCGAGTATATGCAATCATTAATTGTTCTTCTGTGTATAGTATCATATTACCAAGGTACGTCGTTAACCTCTTCTCCTGTTTTTCCCATAGTTTCTTTCAGCTCGGCTTTCTCATCTGGGTCCATTGCTGTGTGTGGCCCGATTTTAAGTGTACTCCAATTCATCTCACTCGTGAATCCTGCAACTCTAGCATTACGCCTTTTTTGGCAGGAGAATTTCATAGCTTCTGATTGGTCGAAGTGATCTATACTATA